GAAGCGCAAGCGAAAATGCAACCGCAAGAGGGAGGCAATCCAAAACAACAGCCGAAACCATTATCGCTTAACGCCTCAGGAGGAAAAGTACCCGTATGAAATCACTTCAAACATTCTATCAAGACAGCGACACCAAAGAGAACGTCAAAAATTACTTGATCAGTTTTTTGGAGGAAGAAGCCTTAAAAAAGGTTTTTGCCAAAGAAGATGTGAGCGGAATCGCCGACGCCAGGGAGTGTATCGAAAAAGCATTTTACAATTTGGAAGTTTTGTTTGGTGAAAAACCAAAAGCAAAAGAACAGATCAATGAAGCCCGATGATGGCTTTAAACCCATACATCCGCATACCGGCACTGCACAAACCGGCAACGCCAGCGCGTGAGGCATGAACCGCGCAAAACAATGGCAGAAGAAGCCAATGACGACGCCGTGGTCATAGACACGGAGGGTGAGGAAGCTACCGAAAGCAACGAACCGGCGGCAGAAGAGGACGCCGAGGCAATCAAAGCCAGTTTGGCGGAAGCCCTAAAAGCGAAAGCCGAATTGACCGCGAGAGCCAAAAGAGCCGAAGAGGAGCTTAAAGCCCTCAAAGCCAAGCCTCAACAGAATAACGACCCACAGATTTCTGATGAGCTTAAATTGATTGCTCGCGGGTTGTCGGACGAAGCTATCGACCAGGCCAAAGTGATTGCCAAGGGCAAAGGGATTTCCTTGCCGGAAGCGATCAAAGACCCTCTGTTCACGATTTATCAAGAAAAGATAAAAGACGATGAACGAAAGGAAAAAGCCAAGCTCGGAGCTTCAAAGGGTTCCGGCGGTTCCGAAGAGAAACCGAAAGGAGTCCAGTCTGGCGCAACGCGCGACGAACACATGGAAGCCTTCAAAAAAGCTTTGGGTGAGTAATTATGGCATATCCTACGACATCCGAATCCGCCACATCTCTTGCGGTATTTATCCCTTAACAAATCAAGGGGATATAAAATCTTTTCTGATCAATGGGGAAAACCCGACAGGGCAACCCTCAAGAACCTTGTAAAATTGGATATGGTATAGTACAATAGTTATGTATGAACATATCAAAACAATACATAGCTGGATTTATAGATGGTGAAGGATATTTTGGAGTGATAAAAAAATCTTCCAAAGTATGTACTCGTGGTTATTACTATGTACCGGTGCTAAAAGTAGCTCAGGTTTGTAAAAATGACGAAGTGCTAAAAGCCATTAAAGAATTTATCGGATACGGAAACATAGAAAGGCGCAAATCATTTGCAAAAAATACTTCTGATAGCTCGTGTTTAGAGTTTAGAGGTATGAAACGGGTGATACCGATAATAGATAAACTATTGCCATATTTAATTGTTAAGAAAAAACAAGCTGAACTCCTAAAAGAATTTGCAAAAATTAAAATAGGAAAAGTTGGTTATTCACACGATATAGAAACAGACCGAAAAAGGACTGAAATATATTGTAAGGTGAAACTTCTTAACAAAACGGGACTTGCAGAGACTGAGTGAAAAGACCCGGAAACGGGAAGCGACAGTCCGAACTATGCGAATAAATAAAGGCATAGAGATAAGCAGAAATGTCTTATCACGGCTAATTGCCGATTAACAATTTTGGAGATTTGGGGTGAACGGATCAATGATTTTTTTAAGGCAAAGTTAATTTTAGCTGACTTCTTTGTAGATAGAAGCCAGGAACTGGCAGACGGGGGCGATACGCTTTATACTCCCGGTTTAACCGAGATGACCGCGAACAGCAAGACGAACGCAACGGCCGTTAATTTTGGCGGCTTGATTATGCGACTGAAACAAAGTATAATAAATCTATATGAAATGTTATACTTGTCAAAAAACAATACACAGACCGCTTAGCCAACTAAGGAATCAAAAGAATTTTTGCAATCACAAATGTTATTCAAAATTTAAGTCTATAAATTGGAGTAAAAATAAAAATCCAAGATATAAAGGAGGAAATGACAATTTTGAATGTATCGTTTGTGGAAAACATTGCGAAAGGAGAAAAAATGGTAAGCAAAAAAAGTATTGTTCAATGGAATGTTCAGCAAAGCATAGAGGTATTTTACACAGGGCAGAAAATCATTGGAATTGGAAAGGTGGCAAAGATACAAGATATTTAAAAAAATTAGCACCAAGACCAAGGCCAAAATTATGTGAAGTTTGTGGAAAGGAGGGAAGAAAAAGAAATGGAATTGTTTTAGACCATAATCATACAACAGGAAAATTTAGAGGTTGGTTATGTTCTAACTGCAATACGGCGATAGGATTAGTAAAAGAAAACACACAAATTTTAGAAGCACTTATAAAATACTTAAATCAAGAAAATTCTCTCTAATTGTCTCGAACGCTGAAATGCCAACGAGGCGGAAGGCGAAAGCCACCGTGAACGACTAAGCGAGAGGACGGCGAAAGCCGATGCAATAGTCTGGCCTTATGGAAAAAGAAACCATAAGAGGTTAGCAGAAATGACTAACCAATTCTTAAAAAGAATTTAACAATACGCACTTTGAACGGTGCCACCGAAACCGCGATCACCTTATCGGTCAATCAGTGGTATGAGTGTTCCTTTGCGATCGAAGATCGAGAGGCCGCTCAAGTCAAACATTCTTACTATGTGCAGGAGAAGTACGCTCAAAGCGCCGGATATACCGTGGCTAAGAAACTTGAAGTTGCTTTGGCTTCGTTGTTTATCAGCCTGGATACCAGTGTTGGTGCGTCAACCGCGGATTTGGCGGATAGTATTATCCGGGCCGCTATTGCCGCGCTTGAATCGGCGGATATTGACACTACGTCAGATTGCGCGTTCTTTGTGAGGCCGAACGTGTTTTGGAAGCAGATCCAAAATCTCGACAAGTTCAGCCTGGCAGTCAATTCTCCGGTCAACGACCCGACCGCGAAGAAACCCGCTGCCACGCTGTACGGCATTCCGGTATATATCAGCACCAACGTGCAATATGTGTCGGGTACGGCCGGTTCTTGCAACGCTTTGGCGAACAAGGACGCGCTGCACTGGGCTATTTCACCTCTTGGAGGCGGTGGCTCGCTGGGCGGAGGTTCTAAGACCGGAAAGTACGGCGTGAGAATCCAATCCAACTACATCCCCGAATATCTTTCGACTCTAACTACCGCGGATTTGCTCTACGGTGTTGTGGAGAACAGAGGTACTGCCGGGGTGAGGGTTCTTAGCACGTCAGGCGTAGGCGCAGGATAGATTTGACTAGCAATTAATCAATTTTAATTGTTTGGGTGGTGCTCAATGCAAATTGCGAGCCATCACCCAAATTTGTAAACAATTATTATGAGCACCAAAGTAGTAATTTCGCCGAGGCCGATTAAGACCTCGGAAACAATAGATCGAGCCGGTAATATCATTAACGCCCGGACAAAACAGATCATCCAGCCCAAAGAACCGGACTATGTTCCGCCCGTGGCGCAATCAATCATTGAAACTCCGACAATTCCTTCAGGTTCGATACCACGGGAGGCGGTACAGCCGCATATATACAATTCAATGACCCAAATCGATCCGCTTTCCATTCAAGCGCAAATTGACGCGGTAAAAGATAACTTGAAACAGCTCGAAGAACTTAAAAAGCTGAAAATTCAGGAGATGAAAGAAACAATAAAAATTCTAAAAAACAAATAATCACATGAAAGTATATTTTATAGGTTCAGGACTTCACGGCTGCTACAATGTTCGTTGTCTTTTTCCCTTGCAAGCCAATGGCTGGGATGGCGACCGCGTTACCTTTTCGCTCGATCACAAGACCGGAGAGGACAAAGCCAAAGCGGCGTTAGCGGCCGATATTGTGGTATTCCACCGGCCGGATATGCGGGCCAAGATCGAACTGGCAAGGATTTTAAAAAAGCATGGCAAGAAAATCGTGTTTGACAACGATGACACGATGAAGGAAGACAACGGGTTCAAGTTCACCGAGTTTATGGATGCGGCGAGAGTGGCGAATGGGTTGGAAAGGATCAACCGGAGTATAGATAATTTCGTTACCGAAGCAGACTTGATTACGGTTTCAACCGAACCTCTTAAAAAGGAATACGCAGAAATCAACCAGAACGTCGTGGTGCTGCCGAATTGCATAGACCCGTTCTATTTCCCTGAGCCTAAATTCAATGAAACCAACACTGTTCGGATAGGAATCACCGGATCGGTGGGCGTTACAAGCGATCTTGAACCGCTAAAGCCGATCTTGGAGCACTATCAGAACGACAAACGGGTTAGGTTGGTTTTACTGTCTATGCCGCCGCGCGGCGAGAATGACATCTACAAACAGCTATATTCCGAGGAATATGCTTTTTGGAGCAACGTCAATGTCGAATGGCACCCGTTCGTTAAGGCCGATCAATATTACGAAAAACTGAACGATCTCAAATTGGACATGGTGATTATTCCGCGCAAGGAAACGTTTTTCAACAAATGTAAATCAAACTTGAAATTCCTTGAAAATTCGGCTTTGGCTATTCCGAGCATTTGCCAGTCTTTTACGACCGGGGATAGTCCGTATCAACAGAACCCGGAAGATGTAAAACATCTTTTGCTAGCGGCCAATACCGAGGAGTTTATCGCTCACATCGAAAAACTGATCGCGGATAAGGAATATCGACGCAACCTTGGTCTGGTTGCCCGCCAATATGTACTGGCCAATTACGACATCAATAACCCCATTAATTCCGATAAATGGGTAAAGGCTTACGAACAATTATTAACGAAATAACCATGGAAAATACATACCCGAAAATTATCAAACTTAACGACGAGAAATTAAAGAATCTGCTTATTCAAAAGTCTGATCTCATTATTTCCGGCCGCGCAAAATCCGAAGAGATCGAGGAGCTGGAAAAGCAGATGGATGAAACCGAAAAACTTTTGATTGCCGAGGAAAAGAAAGTCAATCTCGATGAGTTCAAGGAACGTGAAAAGGAAATCACCGAAAGAATGAACGTTTGTATTGCCGACATCAACAAAGTCAAGTCTGATGTGTACGCCAAAATAAAATCCGAAACTCCCCAGGACTTGCGGGATAAATACGAAGAACTTAAAAAACAAAAAGAGGATAAGGAAACAGAAAGAAACAAAATCGCTTTAAAGGCCCAAAAGTACACAGACAAAATAATCCCGGCGGCCCGTAAGCTGATGAGCGAATTCTTGGAAGATCAATATGACGACTATGATTCTCTAAAGTTGGAAAACGGGGAGATCGTATGCACTATTTTCAATCATCTCGAAGATTGGAAAGACAGCTTTAACAAGCGGAAAAAATAAAATTATGTCATTAGCTTGCGCCAATTTAATTACTCTTATAGATGACATCGCGGGAACAACGTCAACAACCTATCCCACCGCAAAAAAGGTAATTGACATTAACCTCGCGCTCGATCGCGTCTGGTCAATTATTCTGCAAGCTTCCGGTTTGTGGCATTTTGACGATAACAACTATGACGACTACCCCACGATCACCGCCAATTTAGTCTCCGGAACAAGAAATTATAATTTTGCTCTTGATGACGCTGGCAATTTATTGCTTGAGATTTACCGGGTAATGGTGGCCAACAGAAGCGGCGTCTTTTACGACTTGCACCAGATTGACCAGAACCGCGCCAACCCCGAAAGTCTTTCTATGGTGGACGGCCAGAACGTACAAGGA